GGCTGGGCCGCTATCGCCGCCGGGCGCGACGGGTCCGCGCCGCTTTCCGGGCCATCCGGGAGCGACCCGCTTTCCTGACCCCGGCGTGGGCGATCCGCGCCGCCGATTTCTTGCTCATTCCCTTACGCCGCAACGCCTTGTAGGCCCGCCCTCGGCTGGCCGGGATGTTGCCGTGTCGATTGCCTGGCATACCCATCCGATTACCGCCACGCGACGTGTTGAAACGACCAGTCACGGGAGGTTCCGGTGGGCGACTACCGCATGGTCCGTACGTTCCCCCTGGAGGACATCCGCATCCGCAGTTCCGCGGACGGCCGGACCGTCGAGGCGTACGCGGCGGTGTTCGACTCCCCGGTGGAGATCGCCGACGAGGACGGCCGGTACATCGAGGAACTCGACCCGCGGGTGTTCACGAAGAGCCTGCGGGAGCGGGGCCTGAACTTCGGCGTCTTCTACAACCACGGGATGACTCTGCACCGCACCCCCAGCGACCGGTTCTCGGTGCCGCTGGGCACCCCGGTGGAGATCCGCCCCGACAAGCGGGGCCTGCTCACCGTCACCCGCTACTCCAAGACCCCGCTGGCTGACGAGGTGCTGGAGAACATCCGCAACGGCGCGATCAGAGGCCAGTCGTTCTCCGGCCGGCCGTTGCAGTCCAACCCGACCCGCCCGCGGCTCGGCTGGGGCCCCGACCCGACCGGGAAAATCCCCACCGTCCGCCGCACCGAGATTGCCCTGCGCGAGTACGGCCCGACCCCCAACCCGGCGTACGCCGACGCGGAGATCCTGGCCGTGCGCTCCGCAACCGAGGTGCTGCGCATCCTCACCGCGCTCCCCGAACGGGAGCGCATCGAACTGTCCCGCATGTTGTCCACCACTGGAAGCGTCACCGACTCGCAGCCGGCGCCGGTTGCCGAGCAGGCCGACGACGACCAGTCGGAGACCGCCACCTCCGTCCCGGAGGCCGGCAGCACCGAGCCGGAAACCCCAGCGGACACCGCTGACGGGGCCACTCGGTCCGAGGAGCCGCCCACACTGCGCGACCGCATCCGGTTCGCAGCCGTGACCCGCCGCTCCTATCTGCTGGATCTCGAACGATAAAGGACGTAGGCACGTGAAGCCTGACGACAACACGGCGGGCAAGGGCCCGACGCTGACCCATTCCCAGTCCATCAACCGGCTGAAGGAGATCACCGGCGAGCTTGAGCGGCTCGGCGAGCTGGACACCCTCACCCCGGAAGACGAGACCTACTTCAACGACCTGACCGGCGAGTTCTCTACCGTCGACGCGCACCGCAAGCGCATGGAGCGCCAGTCGCAGCTGGCGGTCATCCGCTCCGCTGCCGAGGACGTCACCACGTCCCAGGCCCGGCTGCGGTCGGTCGGCTCGCAGTACCGCATCGAGCGCGGCACCCCCGGCTCCTCAAACGGTGAAGGCTACGACGCCGACCCGTTCCTGGAGCCGGACTCGGTGGAGGACCGCCGGTTCCGTAACCCGTGGGACCTCTCCGAGATGCGCACCTACGGCCGCTCCCGCGATGACGTGAACTCCGAACTGACCTCGCGTGCGCTGTCGGCCATCGAGAAGATGCCGGTGGCCACCGACAAGGTTCGCGAGGCGGCAACCCACATCGTCGAGCGTTTCGACGACAAGGACGCCACCCTGGCCCGGCTGACGCTCGCCGCGTCGAGCCCGGCCTACATGCGGGCGTTCGCCAAGGCGGCGACGAACCGCCTGCACGAGCTGGAGCCGACCGAGTCCCGGGCGCTGGAGATGGTGCGAGCGATGTCCCTCACCGACTCCGCGGGCGGGTTCCTCGTGCCGTTCCAGCTCGACCCGACCGTGATCATCACGGCCAACGGCTCACTCAACGAGATCCGCCGGATTGCCCGGCAGGTCGTCGCCACCGGCGACGTCTGGTCGGGTGTGTCGGCCGGTGCCGTCTCCTGGTCGTGGGACGCCGAAGCGACGCAGGTCAGCGACGATGCGCCCACGTTCGCCCAGCCCACCATCCCGATCTACAAGGCGGCCGGGTTCGTCCCCGTGTCGATCGAGGCGCTTCAGGACATGGCCAACGGCGCCGCCGAGATCGCCCGGCTCCTCGCCGAGGGTCGGGAGATCCTGGAGGCCGCGGCGTTCGCCACCGGCTCCGGTACCGGCCAGCCCACCGGCATCGTCACCGCGCTCGTCGGGTCCAGCTCCATCGTGGCCTCGGCCGGCGCGGACACCCTCGCCGTCGGCGACCTGTACTCGGTACAGGGCAGCCTTCCGGCGCGGTACCGGGCACGGGCGTCGTGGCTTGCCACGAACGCCTTCTACAACCGGGCCCGCCAGTTCGACACGGCCGGCGGCTCCAGCCTGTGGGCGCAGCTCGGCGACGACCGCCCGGCGATGCTCCTCGGCAAGCCGGTGTACGAGTCCGAGGACATGGACGCGGTCATCAACGCGACCCAGGAGAACTACATGGCCGTTTTCGGCGATTTCTCCAACTATGTAATTGCGGACCGCATCGGCATGACCGTCGAGTTCATCCCGCACCTGTTCGGCACGGCCAACGGCCGCCCGACCGGCCAGCGCGGCTGGTACGCCTACTACCGGACGGGCGCGGACTCGGTCAACGACGCCGCGTTCCGGATGCTGAACGTCACCTAGTCAGGAACGAAGGGGCCGCGCCGCACGGCGCGGCCCCTTCGCGTACCCGCCGGAGGCAACCCCGTGGCTAAGAGCCCGCTCTATGAGGACGTCCTGGCCCGGCTGACGCTGCCGCTGGCCGCACGCACGAACGGCACCGTCAACGGCACCGCCGTGGACAAGTCCGACCCGTCCGGCGGTGTGGACGGGTTCACGTCGGTGGTGATTGTGGCGATCGCCGGGACGATCACCGACGGGACCCACACGGTGACCGTCCAGGACTCCGACGACGGTACGACCTTCGCCGCCGCCGCGGCGGCCGATGTCCGTGGCGGTCCGGTGGCGCTGGTCGCCGCGAATTCCAACACCATCGCCGAACTCGGCTACGACGGCCCGAAACGCTACGTGCGGGCGTCGGTCGTGGTGTCCGGGGCCACCACCGGCGGGACCGTCGGCGCGTTGGCGATCCTCGGCGGGGAGACCGCCCGGCCGGTGAAGCGATGACCTACCCGAACGAGCGAACAGGAGCCCGCCTGATGGCGACCGACGACAAGAGCACCACCAAGGCAGAGCAGGAGAACCGCCAGGAGGGCAGCCGCGCGGAGAGCACCCGCGCCGCCGCGCAGGCAGCGGCCGGCCAGTCCGGCACCCGCGCGCAGGCGACCCGTCCCGGCGACCGGCAGGGCGCCGCGTCCACCGGCACCGCCGACGGACAGTCCCAGTCCGGTATCCGCGAGCAGGTCCAGGCGGCGGCCGAGGCCCGGCGTACCGTGCCCGGTGCGTCCAACGTGGACGCCCGGCTGGACAACCGGGGCGGCCGGCAGCGTCCGGCGCTGGAGGAGTGGCCGGCCAAGCCGCAGCAGATCGATGGCCCGGACCTGTCCACCCAGGACGAGTTCACCCGGGCGGCGTTGCAGGACCGCCGCGACGACGAGACCGAGCGCAAGGGGATGTTCTCCCCCGGCCCGCACGGGCTGTCGAATGTGACGTTGCGCGACGGCGGCCCGGTCGGGGAGACCCAGGTGCTCTACGGCACCGAGGGTCTGACCGAGGACGAAATGGCCGACGGCCAGCCGCCCACCGCCGACGGCGGGGACGAGTCGGGCAGCGCCAAGCAGGTGCCGGAGCGCACCGAGGCGAAGTCGGCCCGCGCATGATGGTGCTGCGCTGCCGCGAGGCGCACAGCTTCGACGTCGCCGGGGTGCCGCAGACCGTCCGGGTCGGCACCCTGGTCGCGGCCGATCACCCGTGGGTGGTCGGGCGTGAGTCGATGTACGAGACAGCCGAGGACGCCTCGATCGCCGGCCCGGAGCCGGTGCTGTCCGCCCCGGCGAAGCGGGTCACCCGCACCGTCACGGTGACCGGTAAGTAGAAGCCCGGCGGCGCCTCGGTGGTGGAAGAGCCCCGGGGCGTCGCCGTCTCACCAGGGAAGGGGCGCGCTGTGGCGCACCTGCTGGCCGTGGAACGCCGCTGGGAGTGCCCGGCCTGCGACGCGACCGACGTGACCCGCGAGCACGCCCCGCACACCCGGTTCCACGCCTGCCGGGGGCTGGCCGGGCTGACCGCGCCGATGGTCCCGGCCGGTACCCGGTGCAAGGCCGAGGCGATCGAACGTGAGGACTACATCGGCGGTGAGGCCGTGCAGTACGACGGCAACGGCCGGCCGGTGATGTCGGTGCGGATCACCCGCGACGACGGCACGGACGTGGCCGTGTACCCGCCGACCGCGACCGCCAACGGGAGGGACTGAACATGGCAGGTAAGAGCGCCGCAGGTAAGGCCACGGTGGACGACCCGGACGTCGAGACCGGCCCGCCGGAGGCCGCGGACGCGCCGCTGCGGGAACTGCACCGCCTCCAGCTCGACGACTTCCACGCCCGGCAGCTGGTGGAGCGGCTCACCGACAAGGTCGCCAAGCTGGAGCGGCACCTGGAGGGGGCCCGGGAGTCCCTGGCCGACGCGGAGGAGCAGGCGGACGCCGCCGCGCAGGCCCTCGACGAGCACCGCGACTTCATGGACGACGAGGACGGACAGGACCCGGAATGAGCAGACGGAAAACCACCGCCGCGGTGACCGCGGTGCTCGCCGCAGCTGCCGCCGTGGCCTGGTGGCTTCGCGGTAGCAAGGCACGAAAAGGCGGTGCGGGCGATGGCGTGGTCTAACTCGAAAATGTTCCGGGCGTTCGTGGCGGACGTGTTCGACAACACCACCGCGGTGGACCTGGGTTCGGACGTGCCGAAGGTGGCGCTGTACGACACTGACGTCACGCCCGCCCAGGACGCGGCGTCGGCGTCGACGGCGTACAACACGGGTGCGTGGACGATCGCCGGTAACGAGGTGACGGACACGAACTGGCCGGCCGGTGGCCGGCCCCTGGTGTCGGCGGGCCTGAACTCCGGCACCGCCGGGGTGGTGTTCTACGACGCCGCGGACACGGCGGGGGCTGGGAACGTGACGCTGGCCGGGGTGTTCGGCTGCCTCGTCTACGACGACACGCTGACCACGCCGGTGGCCGATCAGGGCATTTGCTACAACTACTTCGGCGGCACGCAGTCCGTCACAGCAGGGACATTCACCGTCGTGTGGGCTGCGAATGGAATCTGGCGGCTGACGCTCTAGCCCCTGCGCCTCGTAACGACCCTTCCGGCTTCACCTCACCCCCAACCGTGTAAGGGGAGTTCCCGCCATGCCGATTTCCGTGGACAACATCATCCAGATGGCGTCCGGCACGTTCGAGGGTTCGTCGAGCACCATGGTGCTTCCCTCCGGCACCACCGCCGGGTCGACGGTGATCGCCCTCATGGGGGCGGGTGGCGCCACGTCGGGCAGCTACACGCTGACCAACCCGGCCACCGTCCCCGGCAACGTGCCCATGGTGCAGATCGGCTCGGGTCAGATCCAGCCCACCCGGGCGTCGGTGAGGATCGCCGCCGCCAGCTCGGTGGCGGCCGGGTTGACGACGTGGACGATTTCCAGTTCCGACGGCACGTCGAAGCTGTTCGGCTGGGTGCTGCTGGAAATCTCCGGGGTCGGGTCGGACCCGGCCATCGGGGCTACCAACCTGTCCTCCGGTGTGGGTGGCGGGTGGTACGCCAGGGACTCTGTGTCGGGCGCGGTCGCCGCCGCGACTTCGCTGGTTGCCTCCGCGACGAGCCGGGTTGTCCCGCACACCACCAAGGGCCCCACGGAGTGCGTCGAGGGGCTGGGGTTGCAGGTGGTCGCCGCGACCAGCGCGGACACGACCACCCCGGTGATCTCCGGGTACGACGGGGAGTACACGGAACTCGCGCAGGTCACCGTCGCTAACGCCTCCGTCGCGTTCTCCTTCGCCGTGGCCGCCGGGCAGTACCTGGACATCGGCAATTTCGACGCGGGCGTGTCGGTGGCGCCGGACGCCTACCTGTGCACCGACCTGGTGGTGGTGCACCCTGACGACAGCCGCCGGGTCGCCAAGTACTACCTGATATCCGGTGCCGAGATCGGCACGATCACCAACGCCACGAACTGGACGTTCCCCGGCACCGCCGCCAACGGTGTGCCGGCGCTGCGCGGGACGGTCGGTTCCCCGGAGATCGTCAGCACGATCAAGCGCACCGGCAGCTACGGGTACAAGCTGTCGTCGAGCGGCGCCGCCGAGTCGATCACGCTGTTCACCAGCGCCGCCGACGGGATCAACCCGACGACCCTGGCCCTGCGGCTGCACTGCTATTTCGAGACGAGCCTGCCCGGTAGCGACGTCGAGTTGGCGTCGTTCGAGGCCACCTCGTCTCTGGCCAACGGCATGAAGCTCATGTACCGGGCGGCGTCGCAAAAACTGGAGGTGCAGGTCGACACCGGCACGGCGGTGCTCAGCGACGCGACGGTCGCCGCCGACACCTGGATCGGCGTGGACCTGCGGTTCCTGGTCAACGGCAACGCCCCGCCGCACCGCTGCGACTGGCAGGTCGACTACAACAGCCTGGACTCCTCGGCCGACGCGGTGGTGCAGACCACCGCCCTGGGCACCCTCACCAGCGCCTTGACCATCACGACGGCGCGGATCGGGTGGACCACCGCCACCAGCCACACCGTCTACTACGACGACCTCGTGCTGTCGCACTACTACACCGCCTACCCGATCGGCGACGTCCGGCTGGTCCCGCTGCGGGTGGACACCGCCGGCACCGTCACCGTGACGGGTACGGCCGGGAACTTCCGGACCTACACCGGAGGCCCGGGCGGCACCCTGACCGCGCTCGCTTCGCCGTACACGGCGGTCAAGTCGGCGCTGGACGACATCCCGCCGACGATCGCCGGTGGTGACGGGCTGGTCCAGGTGACCGCTGCGGCCGGTGACTACGTCGACATCCCGATCGAGACGTACGCGCTGGCCCCGCTCTACACCCCCCGGGCGTTGCGGATCTACTGGGCCGGCTCGGCGGTGGGCACCAACCCGGCCACCTGCAACCTGGTCGTCGTGGACGCCAACGGTGTCGAGGCGTACCGGGCCACCTCCGGGACAAGCCTGGACTTCGACTTCGACGACACGACCGTCAAATGGATCACCGGGATGCTCACGAGGGTGACCAGCGGGGTGCCGAGCTGGGCCATCTGGTACGAGGTCACCCAGGCGATCCTCGACGGGCTGTCGGTGCGGTGGGGTTACAGCGAGGACGCCACCCCCGACGTCGGTTTGCACGCGGTGCTGTTCGAACTCGCGGTGCAGCCGGCCAAGGCCCGTGGGTTGACGTCCGCCGAGGACGGCACGTTCTCCGCGTACGGCCGCTTCGACCCGATCTCCGGTGCGCTGTCCAGTGTGGTCGTCACCACCCCGGTGGGCGGTAGCCGCGGCGCGACGCTGTACCTGGACAGTGCGCTGTCTGGGGTTCCGGATTCGCAGTACGTCGCCGGGGATTCCTTCGCCGAGGTGAGTGTCGGGGCGACCCGGGTGTCGGACGTGCCCGGGTACGCCCTCGCGGTGGACCCGTCCGACGAGTGAGGGCTGAGCGTTGCCGGTACCGACCATCGTCGGGAACAGCGCCGCCGCCGCCAACGGCGTCGACAGCATCACCCCGGCCTACCCGCTCGGCTACACCGCCACCGCCGACGACATCGCGCTGACGTTCGTCGAGTCCGCCACCACCGACACGGTCAACGCGCCGACCGGGTGGGCGGTGGCGGTGGCGCAGTCGCAGACGACCGGTCTACCGACGAAACTGACCGCGCTGTGGCGGCGGGTCCAGGCCGGCGACACCGCCCCGACGATCGTGGACCCCGGCACCAACGACCACATGGTCGGGCGAATGATCATCCTGCGGGGCTGCGTCACCACCGGCAACCCCTGGGACGTCGCGCTCGGCGGCGTGGACAACTCCACGACCACCGCGTGGACGGTCACCGGCAGCGTCGTCACCACCACGGTCATCGACACCCTGCTGCTGATCGTGGTCGCCACCGGTCAGGACGTCGCGAGCACCGCCAACATCTCCGGCTACACGAATACGTCCCTCACGTTGACCGAACGGATGGACAACTGGGTGACGGCCGGGCACGGCGGCGGGTTCGGTCTGGCCACCGCGCCGAAGGCAGCGGCCGGGCAGCTCACCACCAACACCACCGGGACCCTGGTCACCGGCAACACCAAAGCGTGGCTTCAGATCGCGCTGAAACCCGCCCTAGTGGTTCCCGGTGCGCCGTCGCTCGTCGTCGCGCGTTACCGACGTTGAACAGGAAAGGCAGGCCGTTGTGGCGCGGTTCGCTGGAGGATTCCGCACCGCCGGTGCGGGGTCCACTACTCTGCCGATCGCGTCCCTGTTCGCGCCGGCCGCAGCCAACCCGCTGATTTACGAGGTGGGCGTGTTCAACACGACGGCGACGGCGGTGGCGATTGCACTACGCCGTGCCACCGCACTCGGCACGCCAGGCACCGGCCGGGAAGAGTTGTTCATCGACGACGAGAACGCCACAGCGACGGCGACGTTGGTGGACACGCACACGGTGGCGCCGACCTTGACCGCCGGGGCTGTGCGGGTCGGTTCGCTGGGCGCGGCGATCGGTTCGGGCGTCATCTGGACGTTCGGGGAACGCGGTCTGCGGGTGCCAGCGGGCACCGGCAACGGGGTGTGCATCGTCCCGCTGACCGGCACCGGCCAAATCTGCGACGTGTACGTGGAATGGGCAGAATGACGTAGGCGGTCCGGTTCCGCGCGGTAATAGGTCGGCGGGCGGGGGCGTCGGGTGAGCAACCTCGTTCGGTACCCGGTCACCCGCCCTTCACGTCAACCGCAATACCGCGCTCGGATCCTCCTGCCCGCCGCAGATGCCTCGCCTGCGGCGGGGTCGCCGCGGCACACCTTTGAGGTCGGCGTCGACGCCGCCGCCATCACCACCGGCAACTCCGGCGGCGGCACCGACACCGCCTTCGACACAGTCCAGATCATCACCGGCGGCAGCGCCGTCTACTCGGCGGCGGCCCGCAACCGGGCCGCCCTGGGCGCCACCCTCACCGTCGGCGCGACGTCTGGTACCACCTACCTGGAGTGGTCCACCGCGCTGGGGGTCGCCTCCACCGGGCAGGTCTACGGCCGGGGCTACCTGAACCTGCCGGTCCTGCCACCGGATGCCAACGGGGTGCGGGTCGCGGTCGTCTCCGACGCGGCGTTCGCGTTCCAGGGCGAATGGCGGATCAACAACACCGGCAAGCTCGAACAGCGTTCCGGCACCGGCGTGGTCCTCAACACCTCCACCGCCTCGATCACCGCCGGGTCGTACTTCCGGCTCGAAGTCGCGGTGCTGGTGTTCAGCGCCACCGTCGGGCAGCTTGAGTGCAAGCTGTTCCTGACCCCCGACGCGACCACCCCCACCGAAACCCTGACCTCCGCGGCGACCCTGGACACGCTCCGCGGCGGCGGGCAGTGCCGGGTGCTGTGGGGCATCGCCCGGTCGATCACCTCCTACACGGTCCACCTCGACGACATCGGCTGGTCCACAGCCGGCTACCTCGGCCCGACCGGCGCCAACGCCGACAACGCCGCCGGCACCGCCGCGGCGGACAACGCGGTGGCTGCGGCCGGTGCGTCGGCGGGCGCCGCCGCAGGTACCGGCGCGGCCGACAACCCGGCCGCCGCGGTCGGCGTCCCGGCCGGCCACGCCGCAGGTACCGGCGCAGCGGACACTCCGACCCCGTCCGTGGCGGTCAACGCCGAAGCCGCCGCCGGCACCGGCGCGGCCTACGACGCGACCGTGGCCACCGTGGGTGGCGCCAACGCCCCCGCCGAGAACGCCGCAGGGACCGCAGCGGTCGACGCGGCGACCGTCGCCCTGGGTGCCCCC